ACCGTTGACTAAGGATTGAAGTTCCTTCATCAAGGATTTGATTTTAGATTCTCTAGTAATCATCTCTTAGTGTTCATCTCAACACGTGACTTAATCTGATTATAATCGGAATTTGCTTCACCGTCAACTGAAAAGACATGATCGTATCCAGACTTCTCTAAAATTTTATCTTTAATATCCATCTGACGTTTCTCTTTAGCAATACGACGTAGGAATGCATAATAAACTATTTGAGTAAAGTAAGCAAAAGGATTTTTAGATTTAGATGGATCGAAATTATCTATGTATTGTATACAGTTTTCTATACCATCACAAACCATATCATCTTTATACATGTAGTTGATGAAGTTTGGTCTGAATGATAAATGATTTGCTATCTTTAAAAAACAACCACCAATATAGTTATTAACACGAGGTTTTGGTTTACCTCTTTCTTCTGCTATACGTACTTGCTCTTTATATTTAATAATAGCAGCAAGAAACTCTTGGTTATCAACGTAGTGTTGTTTCTTTTTAGGTGCAGCTTTTCTCATATATTTTTCTTGCTGTTGATGTTATTGTAACACAAAATCACGGCGGTGGCAAGGTGACAAGGTGACAAGCTTGACAAACTGCAAAATTGTGTATAGAATAACACTGCAAGGGTTCATGAGAATATTATGTCTTATATATTTTTTCAAATAATTTTCTAGCTTCTTCTATATTTCCTAGATATCCGCCCGAATGTTTAGCATGAGTTCTTGATTGTTTTCTTTTATTTTGCATACCTTCGGATCCAAGAATAAAAGTATCATACATTAATGTAACTTCTTTATTCATAGATGCTATAGCAAGTATATCCTTTTCTCTAATAACATAAAACTCTTCATCTGACATCTGCATCCATTTATGGAATCCCATTCCTCTCATTACTTTTGCACCATCTTCCAGTTCTTTAGTAATAAATGAAACAGATACAGGATCTTGAATAAAGACTAATGTCTCACCATTATCTTCTGTTAAGACAGCTCTACCAAGAATTTCTTCACCATTAGACAGTTTAAATACCCCATGAAATTCTTCTTCGTGTTTGGCGTAATTAATGCTCATGATTCTTTAGTTTAATATCTATGATCTCATAGTTAAAATCTTCTTCTTTATAAATTTTAATTCGTTCTTTAAGATGGCGAAGAGTATAATTATTACCTTTATCAGTTGATACATCATCTGCTATATCATATAAAGTTGCTTTAACTTTACCTTTTGCTTTCCTAAGTACTCTACCTATTGACTGAAGATTTCGTACTCTAGATTTTGACGGCGAGGCGAAGATGACATTATGTAATTTTTTAATGTTAATGCCAGTACTGAAAGTACCGTAAGACGCAACGATGATCGCATTATTTTCATTTTCAACTAGTCTCCTGATTTCCTCTCTATCATTTACATCAACTCCACCACAAACAAAATGAACTGGTGAATCTGTATGACTATTTATCATCTTATACAAAGGGAGACCATGACGTTCTACGTAATTAAAAAGAACTAAAGTATTTCCTTTTAAATCACAAGCAAGATTACGAATAAATCTATTTCTAAATTCATTGTCAATTAAATATTCTATTTCATCTTGATATCCCTCAAAGATCTGTTCTTGATGTTTTAATAAAATAATATTAATTTTTAATTTAGCAACATGCCCTTGCTTCATTAATTTATTAGTTTTAGTTACTTGTCTACATCTACCAAAGACACCTTCTAAAACTAATTGATTACAGTTAGCACCATCTAATGTACCAGTAAAACCATATCGATATTTACATCCATGCATCTTTGACATTATATTAGTTAATGACTTAGCTTTAAATAGATGAGCTTCATCACCTATAACTACATCAAACCTATCAAAAAATTTACGTGGTTCCTTATACAAGGACTGCCAAGTTGATATAACTACATCATTCTGTACGTACTTATCTTGACCACCATATATTTTATGACAATGATGTTTAGTATTCCAACCGTACTCTGTAAAATCTTTATACATTTGTTCGACAAGAGATGTAGTTGGTACTATAATGAGTACATTCCTTTTAACATTTACATGAAACCGAACCAATGCATAAATCATTAAGGATTTCCCGCTTGCAGTTGGCGACAATAGGAGTGCTCTGTTGTATCGTAGGCACTCGTATATTGCTGAAAGTTGGTAGTCGTGTGCTTTCACCGAGAGACCCAGAGCCTTCACAAATCCAACAACTGATTCGGGAGTTATCAAATCGTTCTGATCATGAGGGTGACCAAAGTTCTCATGATTCTCTATATCATACTGATACCCCTTTTCATGTGCCCACTGAGTTAGATATGAAACTAGACCAACATAAATTTCTCCAGTAGCAGGTGAATATAATCTAACCTTTCCATCCCAACCTTTATATCTTCTAGTCTTCTGCATATACTTTGCAGACTCTATTTCAAATGTGAAAAAATCTGCTAGTTCATGATGAACATGAGGTTCGGTATTTACTTTTAGATATACCTCGTTCTTCTTTTTTATTATTAAATCAGACATATGGAGGACCGTTAAACCATGCTACTAATGATTTTCTTATACCTTTAGTAACTGGTCTAACTCTATGATATCGATATGATTCAAAGAATAATGCAGATCCTGCTGGTAATTTGAAAGTTTCGTACCTACATTCTGTTCCTGGTTTATATATTTCCAAATCAAATTCCCCTCCCTCAAAATCATCGTTGAGGAAAAGGGACATACTTATTTTTCTAACTAAATTAAATGATACTTGTGCGTGTTGATCTAAATGCCAATCATAAAAACCTCCCGCAGGGTAAGAACCAAACTGTATAGGTTCTATATGTGTTATATTTAAATTCCATCTAGATTTCTTATTAACTCCTTGAGCAGTTTGTAAGAAATTATTAACTAAATTTTGATCTTTAATCCATGCAATGTCACTCTTTCTAGTTTGACTTTTTTTATCTCCTTCTAATAGTCCTTCTTCCCACTCTAATTCTTGGGATGATATAGCTCGTTTAATATCATTGAGTGCGGTTTCATTAAATTTCACCACCTCGTACATTGTACCGTAATTCATTACATACCACTCTGAAAACGCTCCCACTCAATAGCATTTTTGATTTGATAACTACGACCATTAATTTGCCTTAGTATACCATCAAGAAAGAAGACCACTTGATCTATATAGTCTATTTTCAGTTGAAGCTTTCTGACATCATCATCAGCCTCTATAAACATATTAATCTCTTCTTTAGTGGTTAATTTAAAATCAAAAGGTGTATCTTTATATATTTTTGCTGGTGCTTTTCCCTTATAGAATACCCATTTTTCTCTAATAAGAGATCTCATTTCAGACTCTCTATCTTTCTTCATTAGAGAAAATGTATTATAAAATTCCATATACCTCATATGAAGTTGAGGTACTTTTATTGATTCATTACCATAATCATCAGGATTTATTTTACTATCAGTCTTCCATAGATCCTGAAGATTTTCTAAGTTCATTATTTTCTAATCCATCTTGGTAGGTAGAATATTAACCAGGCAAGTGTCCAGAAGGTTGTCAATATCATTATGTGTAGAACTCTGTGAGAGTTAACTATTAGTCCACAAGTTACTAATGATATCCATAACCAATCTAATGTACCATGTAATCTCCACCATAATTTATCACCTAATTTCTTCATAACCTTATCTCTAAGTCTAGCGAAGAATGGTGATACATGTCGCATCATCACAAATCCCTCATTGAGGAACATTAATGTAAATCCTATCCAGAATATCATATGCCTTGATCTTTAGTCTTCTCAAAAAATTCTTTCATAGATGATGAAACATCAGGTGGTTCTGGATAACCATATCCTTTAATCTTCATCCACTTTTGACGTAATGCACCAAGTACCCAAGACTGAGATAGACTCTTAGGTCCATTCTCTAGCAACTCAAGTTCTCTCTTGTTGCTTGTATATGCTTTATATTCTTCTCTCCAATTGGAATCATCGAAGTCTGTTATAAGTTTTTTATTTCGGGGCTTGTCCCCTTTTCTTAATCCCACTGGCTCTACCTCCCATACCATTATATGTATAGACCCTAGTACGATAGCACAGGTATCACACTTTGTCAACTACCTGCGAATTCTCATTGAGCTTGCCTTTTCTCTTACCTCAAAAACTAAGTATCTAAATGTTGCTGACGCAGTAAAGAAATCATTGTCGTTACCAGTAACATCAAATGGTATAGTAGATAAATCTACTGGAAATAAATCTTTAAAAACTACATCAAAATTATATAGATTATTGTTATTTAAAACTTGTAATGTAGCATCTGAGTATTTAATATTCTGTGAATTGGCAGCAGTTCCTTTTTGTCTCCATACATCTTCCCACTCTTTTCTTTCGTTAGTATCAGACGGTAAACCAAGTGCTCTTATCCAATTATGAATCTCCATATAATTACGTAAATCTTCATCAACAATAAAGTCAATATTCAGATCACTATATTTAATATTACCTTCAATAGGTGATACAGCATAACCACGTGTAGGTATATCAACTTGTCCTAATGTTAAATTAGGAATCTCTGCCTTCTGACATAAGAAAGCAGTCTTCTTTGCTTTCTCTAAAACAAATCTAAATCCAATTGGAGATAAAAAGTTTCTATTTGTTAATTCGTCTTTAAACCAGTTTGCCATTTTAGATTCTCTTGCTTTCTACCCAAGCGGTTGCAATGTATTTAGTTCCATCCAATACTAATCCACCTCTATGAGTATGTGTAAATGCTGCTGGAAATATAAGAACTCTACCTTTAACAGGTTTCATTCTTTTCTTTAAGTATAAGAATTCAGTTTCACCACCTTCAAAATCATCATTCAAATATATCATAGTTGCTAGAACTCTTTGTATAGTTCCTTCCCCTGTATTTTCACAATGCCATTTATGATAACCTTGTCCTGCTTCTGTTTTCTGAACATTCAAATAAACAGATTGCATATCATAGTTTATTAAAATCTCATACTTTTTACCGTATATGTTTAAGCATTCATTTATACATTGATTATACATCTTAATGTATTTTGAATTGAGTTTTTTATTAAACATATATGATGATGGTGGATTAGGTCTTTCCTGATCCAAGAAGTAATCTAAAGGAAGAACTCTATCTTCTCTAGTTGCTGGATCCTTTATACCCTTATAAATGAAACCTCCTCTATCGAAAGAAGCATCAGTTTCCTCACAATATTTAAAAAAATCAATCATTTCTTGACACTGAAATTCAGTATCAAATACACCTATAAAATCTTCAATATAATAATCAGTTAGAATACTCATAATAATACATCACGTTATTTTTATTTAGGCACATAAAAAGGAGGCCCTCTGTGGCCTCCACTCATTTCTTTTACCTTATTCCTATTATGCATATCGTTTTCCTGTTATGTTTACGTGATAAGAACCTCCTTACAGATTCGTTTACAGGATGCAGAATCGTCTATGCATTCGATTAGACAAGAATAGTAGTCATTAATTCGATCTTCTTCTTCAGCAATAATTTCTGAAAAATTCCAACCACTCAATTGGCTACGTGAAACTAGATTATGCATAATTGACTCTCCATGCATTACAGTTTACTAGATGAACATTCATAATAAAGATTTGGATTCATCTTGTTCTCTCCAATTCTATCATTATTTAGTTAGAGAATCAACATAAATTGTGTTGAAGTTAACAAATATAAATGCCTACGCACTTATACCTAAATATATTTTTAACTGTGAGGGAAGGAGTCGAACCTTCAAGTCCCGCCAGAGACACTAGTTAAACAGACTAGAGCGTTTACCGTTTCGCCACCTCACAAAGAGCCCTATTCAAGGGCTGATATTATACGAGTCATTCCGATGCCTCCACCAGATCTAGGGAAGAAGTCAAATGATAAGAACTTTTCAAGTTCTGCTTCTACCCTACTTCTACCAA